CCGAGCTTGTGTACCTCCGCAATTGCGTGCAACGCCAGCGTAGTCTTCCCCGAGGCTTCGGGGCCGAACACCTCGATAATACGCCCTTTGGGGTACCCGCCTACACCAGTAGCGCGATCAAGAGCCATCGAACCGGTCGACACCACCGGAACATCGACAGACCCGCGCCCGTTCAAGCGCATCAGTGAACCGGCGCCGTATTGTTTTCGGATGCTTGCTAGTGTTTCATCCACAGACATTTCAACTCATTAAATTAGTTGGCTGGACCCACCTGCCAGGAGGGTGGCTCTGAAGATGAATCCAGCCAGGTGTCGGCGGCTGGACTCGAACCAGCCGAGAGCACTTGCTCGTTTTCCCACTAAACTAGCCGACCGAAAATTAACTACGGACGCATGATTGGATTGAAGTCGTCGTCGAATTCAGCGTCGGCATAATCAAGCGCCGTAGGTACAGGCTGCCGACGTAGCTCGCTGACCAACCCGGCGCCCACACCTGAGGTGACTGGCCGTGCAGGTAACGATGGCGCGTTGACAACGGGCCCACCCGAGACGGGTCGCCCCTGCCTAACGGCAGGGGACTGCGCCGTTAACCCAAGCGCTTGCAGCACTTGTGCAAGCTCCTCGGGGATTGTCGGATCTACGTACCGGTCCAAGTCGTACTGCATGCTGATAATCTGATCAGCATAGCTCCAGTCCGCGTGCAAGACGCTACTGTGCCGGTCCGCTGATACCATGTACTTCGTTGACATACCGGTACCTGTGCGGTCAATAATGATGTCAAATCCGGCGTCCGTCGGGTCCGTAAAATCCCCACCAAGTCGGGGTGACTTCCGGATTGCATTTAGGTCTTCGAGAATACCTTTTCCGAATGCAAAAATTCGGACAACAGGTTCGGGACTCGATCTATCGATCACGTTCGCCATAACGCGAAACGTCGGAACCAGCCGCTTTGCCTGGTCTTGTGACAACTTGTCAGGCCGCCGGCCTATCTCTGCCGCCGCGAGACAAGCGGGGCAGGTACCGGCACCCTCCATGCGCGGACAAGCGAACACAAGTTTCTTGTCCATGCCGGGAAGCGGGTCGATGTAGTGAATCGCCGTTACGCGATAAATAGACGTCCGCCCCTCCAACGGCGGGAGGAAACGAAAAATGTTCTGTCCGGGTTCTGCGTTGATAAAAACGTTCCCCGCGAGAGCGCGGGCGAGGTCACTGGACGCCGTAGCGGCGTCCTCGGTGAAGGTTCCGTATCGTTTGATGCCTGAATTCATCGGCCGCTTCCTTGTTCATTACGTCGAGCGGCCATGACTGCCTGCTCAACCCTGTTCGAGCTAATTGAAGGGTCATGCTGCATTTCGGCGCGTTGATGCGCTCCCAAACTGATTAGCATGTCCCGTTTACTTCGCAGGGCGTCAACCATCCCGCCCGTCCGAATTTTCTCTGTTTCGGCAGCGATTTCCTTCGACCGCACTTCGAGATACTCCGAGGACTGTGTCACCTCCGCCTCAATTTCCCCCACCGTAGGCCCACGCCCAGATTTCCCAAGCGTCAACAAAAACGACTGTTTTTCCTGATAGGCCTGCGCCCAAGTGCGTTCACGCGCTAGCTTTAACTCTAGCCAGGCCTGATAAGCCTGCGCATAGACTTCGTTCCAGTACGCGATATCGGACGGCACACGAGAGAATTCCTCCTGCAAAGCCATCGGCTCGATGGCGACGCACTTAGCAAAGTCAGGATCTAGTAGAGTGGGTTTCTGCATGCTGATTGACTTGAGCAGGCAACAAGAGTTTGGGCAAAAATAGTTAGCGCCGCCGCGCTGCGAGCCATTGAGTAATTACTAACCGCCCAGTCTCATCGATGAGACTTGCCCCATGGATCTCGCTATCGTCGTGAATCTGACTCAAAGGAAACCATGCCAGCTCACCATTAGCAAGCTGAACCCGAATAGCCTCCGCCGTCTTCTTGACCAGCTGCACATTACCGACGACTTCTCCGTCAGTCGTAGCTTTGCCTACCACGAGTCCACCGCCTGCACTTGGATTGGCCAATCCACCGAATCAAGCACGGTAAGCGCCGCATCCGTGCGAGCCTTGTCAGCAAGCATCATTGCAAAATTCGCTACGTCAGCCGCCTCCAAAATAAGATGCACCGCCGCCGCCCGCCCCCGTGGACACTGCGGAGACTGTTCGTAACACCGCAGATATGTAAGCGCTTCGCGCAATTCAGTAACTTCTTGATCAAGACAACGCATCAAGTAAGCGAAATCTAGCCGCGTCCACGACCCTTTGGCGGAATTCTGCGCCAATTTGTAGAGCATGGCGCCAGCAAACCAAAAGGGTGTCTCGCCGCGGTGATCAACGGTAGACGCTATGTGCGCTCGCCGGTTGGCCGTAAAGGTCCGAAGTTCCTCACAGCTCTTCGATCCGCATCGACTACACAGTGAGACTGCGGGACCGATCCCCTGCGCTAAGCGACCACACGCCACACACAAATCGATATAGTGATCGTCATCCCGGGTCACAACCCACCCGCCGTATCTAGTTTAGTCATCGACCCCCAAGATTTGCCCACCTTGACGTCACTTAGAAGCGGCACCCCATTAGATGGCCAACTCTCTGCGATCTTCTTGCAGTGCCGCGCCGTATCCACCACAAATTCGTCGCGAACTTCGAGTAGCATAGAGTCGTACACCGTAAGCACGAGCCGAACGTTCCGCTCCCGCTCAGGGGATTCCTCAATCCACTCTTGCACCGCCCCCAGCGATGCATTAGTGAACTCCGCAGCGGTGCCTTGAATCGGCGTGTTCCACGAACCACGCTCCGCGGTCTTACGTTCGTCGTCGTTGTGATCGGCGATTTTCCACAGTGGACGCCGCCGGAAATCCTGACCATCCCACCAGGTCCGGCAGTAGCCGTGCTTTTGGCCGAAGGCTAGACTCTGTTGGATCCAAACACGCAACCGCTGAAACTTACCCAAAATAGCCTCAACAATCGCCTGCGCCGCCTTGGCCGATATCCCCATCTCGGCCGCGAGCGCGTATGAGTCCTTCCCGTACAGCACCGAGAAGTTCACAGCCTTCGCTTGCGTGCGCAAAGGATCGCCCTTCGTCAATGTCGCCGGGTCCCGCTTGAAAACAGGCGCAATCAGTCGCGCTGTCGCAAGGTGGAAGTCCTCGCCTGCTACGAAAAGTGCGGTCATCACCGGGTCCCCCGACAGCATCGCCGCTACGCGTAGCTCTATCTGACTTTGATCAAGCTCCACGAACGACCACCCGCGGTCAGCAACGAAAATGTCGCGACAGAGTTTGCCGTCAACGCTCTCAGCACGCGGGATATTCAAGAGATTCGGTTCCTCGCAGGATGGCCGCCCAGTCGTTGTCCCAGCAATTTTTATTCCCGGATGAATGCGTCCGTCATCCCGAACGAAAAACGCCATCCCGTCGGCATATTGGCTTTTGAAGTGCGTGGCCCGCCGATAGTCGAGGATATCCTGCACCACCGGGTGGTGCAGGTGTTCCAACACACCCGCAGCCACCGACGGCGCCCCCTTGCCAGTCTGCTGTAACACAGGCAGCCCGAGCGTTTTATAAAGGAGCTCCGCCACTTGCGGCTGACTGTTTGGATTAAAGCCACCAAACTGCGCGAGCCGGCCCTTTGACGCAGCGATTTTCGCATCCGCCATCTTTTGCAGTTCGAGAATTTTTGCTGGGCTGACCCCGATTCCGTTACGCTCCATCGCAGCGACGGCGTTATTCAGGCGCCGCGTGATCTTAGCCCACACCTGGCGGATTTCCGGTTGCTCCGCAAAGTCGGCGTCAAGTAGAGACTTTATCCTGTCCGTCGAAATTGTGTCCGCTGCGTTGTACCGCGTGCGCACGTCAGACGGGATAGCGTCGTACGTGTACCGCTTCGGCTCCTCTCCCTGATCAATAAGCGCCGCCGCGCGCCGCAAAGCTGCCGACGGTTCGCGAAACATCGCAGGCTTAGCATCAGGCTTTTTGAATAGCGTTCTGAGCTCCTTAGCGCCGTCCTTCAAGTAAGCGGCGATCTCGTCCTTAGCACCGCCCATACCGACCAGAGCCTGGCAGGTTTCGAGTCGCCCCTCGGCATCGGCGTCAAGTAGGCGCCTAGAAAGCAACGTGTCAAACGTGACATTGCGAACACGGACGTCGTAACGAGCGAACAACCCAAGCATGTCGAACTTGACGCCGTGTCCGCCCTTAGGCACGTTCGAATCTTCTAGCAACCGGCGAAATGGTGCGAACACCTGTTCGTCTTCCAGCTGAGCTTTATCGACAACGTACGAGTAATCGGACTCACCTGGCGTGAAGGCAAGATTCAAAATTTGGTGATCGACATTGAACGGTGAACCAAACGATTCAATGTCGAACGTGACCCAGGGCGCACACCGCAGATCTTCGGCTGCCTCCACTGCCTCCGCCGAAGTCTTGACCAAAAATGCCGCAGCATCGTGCGGGAGCGGCGTAGGCGTCGCCGTCAGCGCCCACCGCAAATCATCCTCAAACCACGCGCGAAGAAAGCGGTTTCGTGTCGCCTGCGATGGATGCATCAGGAAAAACACGGGTGCCCCGGTGCTCGTGTACCCGTACCCACGCCGCACGCTCAACACTGGAAAGCTCCGCCCGAACACAGATGTAATCGCTTCAGAGCCGAGACAAATAATCCTAGCCGGGCGCGAGTGCTCGAACGAGTTCGCCAGATAAGGACGACAAGCGCTGATCATTGACGGCGCGAGCTTCACGCGCCGCTGTGCACAGCGCAGTGCGTAGTCGTACACAACCGCCCCGTGCCAGTGCTTAGCCACAAGCCCTCGAAAATACTGGCCGGAATCGCCGCTAAACGGGCGCATGCGACGGTCTTCGTCACTCGTTGGTGAACTGCCCACCACCAACAATGTGGTGGGCAGTTCATCATCCGACAACTCCGCGGGCATACAAACCGATGACACCCCCGCTGATAAAGGACACAGCTTACACGATGTGTCCGGTAGAAGGGGCGCGACTGTCTCAATAGCCAGCCTCGCTGGCTCGGTGTAAACAGCGAGGCTTTTCATCTTAGTTTTACGGCACGAGCACAGTCAGTGCCCGGTTGATTCGATCTGATACGTCACCCGCCAAACGCTGCAGCACTGGCACAGAATCTCGGTACCGAGCGCACTCAGTTTGGACAGCCTCTTGCGTCCTGAATCCGTTTGCAATCATCCACTTCATCACATGGGTGAACGTACTAGCCGCTGCCAATTCGGTAGGAGCCGCAAGCGGCACGGGCGCCGCAGTGCCAGACGGTGCATCTTGCACCTCGCCTGCGCGTGCTGAAGTCGTGAACCGCTCCACCGACACGGTTGTTT